CAGATAGATTAAAGCCATATTGGGATAGAAAAGCAACCAAAAGGTGCGTTATGACTATTCCTTACAATGCTAAACCTTTTTCTAATCGTTTATACATAAGAGAAGCGTTCAAAGAAAAAGAAATACAAATTGATAAGGATGAGTTAACCCAATGTGTTAATGCTGTTAGGTCTGCGATGAATGTAATCGTCCCGGGACCAATGCAAGTAATGAAATGGATAGAACAAGAAGTAACTAAAGCTATAAAAAATGGAGCAAAAATTATTACATGGCAAACACCTAGTGGTTTTGTAGTTGTGCAGAAATTAATGAAGCACGACGTTAAAGTTATAAGAACACAATTAATGGGACGTTGTCAGATACATATTCAAGGAGCAGAAAAAGGTGTTGATTTAAAACATCACAAGAATGCTACCAGTCCAAATTTAATCCATAGTTATGATGCTTCACTATTACATTTAGCAATTCAAAAGTTTGATAAACCAGTAGCGTTAATACACGATAGCGTCCTGTGCAGAGCGAATGATATGTCTTATCTTTCCACCTTGGTACGAGAAACATACCTTCATTTGTTTGCAGAGAATGAACCATTAAAGAATTTTGCTGAAGCAATAAATTCAGAAAACGAACCACCCATCATAGGCGATCTGGAACCAGAAGCCGTGATTAATTCCACTTATTTCTTTTGTTAATGAGAAACATACACTTAACTCCTGAACCAGTAAGATTATCTGGATTTCAGGCAGTACTGAGACCAAGTAAATTTGGCTATAGCTTGAAAGCATTAGTTGACCAAGACTTAGTTGATAAACTTGAAACTGAGAGAGCTGACTGTCTTAAATGGGCAGAATCTAAGCTAAAGAATCCAAAGAGATCACTACTAAAACCTGAACCATGGGAAGAGGTAGAAAATGGTAAGTACATCATCAAGTTCTCTTGGGCTGAAGATAAGCGTCCACCTATTGTGGATACTGAAGGAACAATTATAAAAGATTTAGATACACCAGTATTTGAAGGAAGCACAGTTAAGCTTGGCTTCATCCAAAAGCCTTACATACTTAGAGACAATACAACTTATGGAACATCGCTTAAGTTAAGCGGAGTACAGGTTGTGTCTGTTAAAGGTCAGGCTGGTATAGATGCTGGAGATTTGAATGAAGACGAGATAGCTGGACTATTTGGTAAGACCAAAGGCTTTAAGTCTGGTGATCCTAACGTTGTTGTAGATACAGCTCCAAGTAGTGTCGAAGACGACGACGACTTCTAATGGGATTTCGATCACAACTAGAAGAAAAGGTTGCTGATCTATTAGTAGAGTTAGGTGTTAGTTATGACTATGAAGACCACAAGTTAGCATATACCATAAAACACCTATACACTCCTGATTTTGTCTTACCCAACGGAGTAATTCTGGAGTGTAAAGGCTACTGGGACCCAGCTGATAGACGAAAGATAAGACAAGTTAAAGAGGATAACCCAGACATAGACCTACGTATGGTCTTTCAAAATCCATATAACAAGATCAGTAAAAGATCCAAAACAACCTATGCACAATGGTGCAAACGATACGGAATTTTATGGTGTGCATACCATGCCATACCAGTTGATTGGCTGACATGAATACTGAAAGCGAATTTATACGACACGAACCATGTAGTAACTGTGGATCATCTGATGCCAACGGCATATATACAGATGGTCACACCTACTGCTTTAGTTGCCAGCACTACACGTATGGCAATGACACACAAGAACACCTACAAATGCAAAGCAATGTCACTTTTAAAGGATCAGCCCAAAGGCTGCAAAAACGAAACATCAGTGAAGAAACATGCGAAGTCTACAAAATCTACCGAGACGAGACACACTTACGCTTCCCTTATTACGATGGCTCTGGACGTCTTCAAGGATTCAAAACAAAAGACAAGTTAAAGAATTTTAAATATGAAGGAGTTTCCACTGACACTTTATTTGGTCAGCATTTATTCCCTAACAGCGGTAAGCGTATTGTTATCACTGAAGGTGAGCTAGACGCTGCCAGTTGTTATGAAGCTTTACCGAGATGGGCATACGTTAGTTTGCCACACGGAGCATCAGCAGCAAAGAAAGACATACAAAAACAATTACAGTTTCTTCAAGGTTATGAGCAAATAGTTTTGTTCTTTGACAATGATGATGCTGGTCGTAAAGCTACTAAGGCTGTTGCTGAAATTTTAAAACTTGGAACAAAGAAAGATTTAGGTGATTACATAGATGATAAAGGTAGAAAGCGACAGAACATAGTGTCGCAAGGTACTTTTATTGCTGCGTTACCTGAGAAATATAAAGATGCTTCAGACGCTTTACAATCTAACGATGGTCAAGCTATTAGAGATGCTATTTATAACGCTAAACCTTATCAACCTGACGGTATTGTTGAGGGTAAATCTTTACTAGAACAAGTAACTACACCAAGTCCTCCATGTGATCACAAGTATCAGATTGAAGGACTACAAGAGAAAACACACGGCATACGTTATGGAGAACTGACTACTATAACTGCCGGAACTGGACAAGGTAAGAGTACCTTCTGTCGCCAACTTGCTACTCAACTATTAGAAGAGGGAGTCAAGGTTGGTTACATCGCATTAGAAGAATCTAACAGGCGAACAGCGTTAGGACTTATGTCTGTAGCTGTGGGAAAAGCCCTACACCTTGGCGAACACGAATACACCACACTTAAAGAAGCATATGATTCCACTATCGATGGTTGGCAACTTTATTTATACGACCATTTTGGTAGTTTATCTGCGGATACTATCTACAGTCGAATTGAATATATGGCTCTCGGGCTGGATATAAAAATAATATTTCTTGATCACCTATCCATCTTATTAAGTGGACTTGATGGTGATGAAAGAAGAATGATAGATCAGACTATGACTGGCTTACGAAGCTTAGTTGAAAGAACTGGTATAAGTTTATTTTTAGTATCACATTTAAGACGTACACAATCTGATAAAGATCACACAGAAGGTGCGAAAGTTTCTCTTGGACAACTGAGAGGAAGTCAAGCTATAAGCCAATTATCTGATACTGTTCTAGCTCTTGAAAGAGATCAACAGGCAGAAGATGATGTCTCTACTTTACGAGTATTAAAGAATCGATACAGCGGAGATACGGGTGTAGCAGCTTCCCTTAAATACGATAAAAACACCTGTAAATTTAATGAAACTACGGACAACATTTTCAGTGCCAGCACAGGTTTCTGAACTGAAACCACCTAAACCACCTACAAAACAAGCAGTTAAGAAAGCAAAGTTTAAGGATAAAACTTATGTCGGAAAAACAAATGCTGGTGTTTGACTGCGAAACCAACGGACTATTACATGACGTTTCTGAAGTACATTGCATTGCCATCTACGACTCCACGAAGGAAGAAACCTTCGTATTTAATAATCAAGGTGGTGACTGCCCACCGATCACGGAAGCTTTACATTGGCTCACCTCTGCTGATGTCATTGCTGGTCATAATATTATTAATTACGACTTACCTGTTCTTCGGAAAATCTATCCTTGGTTTAATACTAATAGCACTATTGTCGATACTCTTGTCTTATCTCGGTTATACCATCCAAACATGATGGATATAGATAGTACATTAAAACGTAAAGGAAAAATTACAAAAATGCCTGAACAATTAATGGGTAGACATAGCTTAGAAAGTTATGGTTACAGATTAAAAGAATACAAAGGATGTTTTGGAAAGACTTCTGACTGGCAAGAATGGAGTCAAGAAATGCAAGATTATTGCGTACAAGACGTACACGTTACAACTAAATTATGCGAGCACTTCCGCCCCTTGATGACTCGTGTCAATTAGAACATCGAGTCGCACAAATATTAACTGAACAAGAAATACATGGATGGTACTTTAATGAACAAAAAGCTCAGCAACTTGAGTCATCTCTCAGAGGAGAGATGGAAGAATTGTTTGAAATACTTCGGAGACAATGGACTCTCATTGGAGGAAAGATGTTCACTCCTAAACGAAATAACGCTACACAAGGTTACATCGCCGGAACAGGAGTTACTCAACAACACAAACACCTCGGAAAATTAACTGACATTGAAGAATGTTCATTTACAAGACTAATAGAATTTAACCCCACATCACGAGATCACATAGCATGGATTCTTACGAATCGTTTGAATGTCAAACTGACCAAGACCACTACGAC